TTGTTCATTTTGTAAGGTAAAGTTAAATGATTTGAATTGGTATGAAACAGCAAAGAAAAAATGTTATTATATATGTATGAGTTGTTATGGTTTAAAAAATAAATCTCGAGTAACTATTCAAGGTAAAAGAGTTCAGGTAGGTAATGCTTTACACCCTTATTATAAAATCTATAAAACAAACGGGGTGGTTTCAGCATACGAAGCTATGGGAATTCTTACTTCTCAAACTAATAATAATAGTTTAGAGTTTATTAAGAAAGAAAGCATTGCAATGTTTGATAAGATTTCTCATGGAGAAGTTTATATAATTACAAACCCAGCATGGAAAGGATGGCTTAAAATAGGCATGGCTATTGAGGCTGAAGACAGGCTTAAAGGTTATCAAACTTCTAGTCCATTAAGAGATTTCAAATTAAAGTTTAAGAAATACTTTGACAATAGACGGGTAGCAGAACAACAGGCTCATGCTTTGTGTGCTAAGAAAGCACTTAAGCGTAAAGGAGAATGGTTTAAGGTAGACTTTAAAATAGCTAAAGATATTATTAATAACATGGAGGTCGTTTAAACATGACTAAATCTAAGAAAACACTTGACACATTGGTCGAAGACATCTATAATAAGATAGGTGTACTTGCTGATGGTGAGCATATGGAACTAGACGAAGCCACTATAGATAAATTTGGTGAGTCTATGAAAGAAGTTCTTTACAACTGGTCACACCCTGCACCACGAGGTAACACTACCCTACGTATGTCTAATGTGGGCAGGAAAGAAAGACAGCTTTGGTACGACATGAAGACTGAAGGTACTCCAGAAAGGATGCCGCCTTCCCTGTTTATTAAATTCTTATATGGGCACTTGCTTGAGGAAGTTGTGTTGCTGTTAGTTAAACTAGCAGGACATGAGGTAACAGGAGAACAGAAAGAAATTACTGTGTCTGGTATCAAAGGACATATGGATTGTATCATTGATGGTGAAGTTGTTGATATTAAAACAGCATCCGGATTTGCCTTTAAGAAATTTAAAGATGGGACACTAGCAGAGAACGATGCGTTTGGTTACATGGCACAGTTAGCTGGTTATGAAGAAGCACAGGGTACAAGCAATGGTGGTTTCCTAGCTCTCAACAAAGAGTCAGGAGAGTTAGCTTTCTATCAACCTGATAACTTTGATAAGCCTAACATCAAAAAGAAAATTAGTAGTATTAAAAAAGCTGTTAAGCTTTCTACTCCTCCTGAAAGATGTTACAATCCTATACCGGATGGTAAGTCTGGTAACATGCAACTTGCAAAAGGCTGTGTATATTGTA